TGTAGACCGTTGGGGTGATTTAACGCACATAGCTCGGATACCTTATACGGTCATAGATGACTTGAATACAAAGGGTATTATGAGAGGGTTCGCAGTTGTTGACGAAAGCGCATTTGCTGCTTTTCTCAATAATCCTGAAAACCGATTCTTGCGTGTTCGCCCAGGGAATGTATGAAGATAGCTATATGCGTACCATGCCGTGATAGTGTTATGTCGGGCTTTGCCTTTGACCTAGCTAACTTGGTTGGTTATGTATCAAGACACACAGATCACAAGATAACGCTCTTGCAGATGCCAGGCACGCTGATCTTCACCCAAAGGGAGAAGTTAGCGGAGGAAGCCTTAGCAGACGGTGCGGAGGCAATCTTGTGGATAGACTCAGATATGCGGTTTCCGGCAAATACGCTAGAAGTGATGTTAAGCCGGAAAGTACCTATCTTGGGAGTTAACGCTACAACCCGCAGAGAGCCTATTATCCCTACTGCGGGACAGTTAGAAATGAAGGACGGGATGGCAACATTCCGTAAGGTAGAAAGCAGAGGCAAGCAAGGGATTGAGCAGGTAACAGCCGTAGGATTCGGGGTTACGCTTGTTAAATCTCAAGTATTTAGGGAAATCCCTAAGCCTTGGTTCAACATCATCTGGAAGGATGACGGGGACATTATTGGGGAAGATGTGCATTTCTGCGTTAAGGCGCTAGATTGCGGGATAGAAACTTATGTCGATCACGACCTAAGCCCGTTAATCAAGCATATCGGCACAAAAGAATACGGATGGGATGACGTAAAACATGGCAATAACAACATACAGCGACCTGCAAACGACAATCGCAAGCTATCTCGCAAGAAGTGATTTAACGGCTCAGATACCGGACTTTATCCGGTTAGCCGAGACACGATTGCGTAGGGACTTGCGTATCCGGCAGATGATGAACGCAGCCACTACGACTACCACAGGCGGTGACGCTACGGTAGCCTTGCCTAGTGACTTCCTAGAGGTTCGGGACTTGGTTGTGCAGACTAACCCTGTAAAGCCTGTTAATTACATCTCCCCATCCGCATTCTCTCGTAACGCTCGTGTAACAGAATCGGGAGTCCCCACGGATTACACGATTCTAGCTACCGAGTTTAAGTTTGCACCAGTACCGGACTCTACATATACGCTTGAGATTCTTTATTACGGAGCGCCGGATTTCCTAACAAGCGCAAACTCTAGCAATACATTCCTAGCCGTTTGTCCTGACCTCTTGCTTTACGCATCCTTGGTCGAGGCAGAGCCGTACTTAATGAACGATGCCCGTATTCAGGTATGGGCAGGAATGTACGACCGAGGTCTAGCCGCTCTTAATACATCGGACGAAGCCGCACAATATAGCGGAGTTCCGCTTACAATGACACTTACAGCGAGGTAAACATGGCTGCTTTTAGCAATTACTTAGAAACCGCACTTATTAACGGTACATTGCGTGCTACGTCTTACACAGCACCCGCAACCGTTTATGTGGCACTGTTTACCACCGACCCTACGGACGCAGGTACAGGCAACGAAGTATCCGGCAACGGCTACGCACGACAGTCCGCTACCTTTGCAGCGCCATCAAACGGTGCAAGCTCTACTAGCGCAGATGTTCAGTTTCCCCAAGCTACCGGAAACCAAGGCACGATTGCCTTTTTTGCAATATTTGACGCACTTACGACAGGCAATATGCTGTACCACGGTTCGCTAACGGCAAGCAAGACGATTGAAACGGGTGATGTATTTAAGATTGCTTCTGGCAACCTTACAGTTACGCTCGCTTAAACATGGCTGATATTTGCGGACCATATACGCTAGAACAGCTAGACCTGTTCGATAGTAACTTAGATACCCTTGCGTTTTCGCTTGATAGTTCTATATGGAGTTCCGCAGACACTTGCATATTTGATGGTGCTGCAAGCGGCTCTGCATTCGCAAGCGCTACAGCCACCGCAGGAGTGATTAGATCGGGCGCAGCAAGCGCATCGGCTACCGCTACAGCATCTAGTACCTCTATAAGAGTTAGGCTCTCAGACGCATCTGTAACGGCTAACGCAAGCGTATCTGCTGGCGGGTTACGAATCAGATCGTCTGGCGCAAGCATACTGTGTACAGCAACGGTTAGCGCATTGGGCGGTGTTCAGTACAACGCAGACGCTAGTGTTGTTGCAAATGCAACGGTTTTTGCATTGCCATACGCAAATTTTTTATCTAGTGCAAATGCTTATGCAGCCGCTAGTGTGGCTTGTATAGGCGAGCGTTTAGGCGAGAATTGGATAGACGAGACATTTGGAGCGAACACTTGGACACCCGACCCCACTAGCAATAATGTGTGGACGCAGGAATCTCAGAGTTCTGATACATGGACAGCATTGCCCGTAAGCTCTAATACATGGGTTAACGAGGCACAAGGGAGTAATACATGGCAGAGAGTAGGATAAATCTAGGCGAATGGCTGCCGGATCAACCTGGCTTAGCTGGCGTTCTTACGGAAGCTAAAAATGTTATCCCTGTTGGTGTTGGATACGCTCCGTTTACTTCAGAAGTTAATTTATCGCAAAATGCTTCTCAAAATATCTTAACCGTGTTTGCGGGTAAATTTGCTGGTGCAACCACATTATTTGGTGCGGGTGCAACAAAGATATTTAAGTTTGATTCTACAGACACCTCAATGGATGATGTGTCTCGAACAGCAAGCGTGTACACAAGTACGGATCGGTGGTCATACACACAGTTTGGTAAGGTAATTATTGCGGCAAACGGTCTAAATGCCCTACAGGGGTGGACACTTAACACATCCACTAACTTTGCTGACTTGTCTGCATCTTGTCCATCTGCGTCGTTTGTAACAGTTGTACGAGACTTTGTGGTGGCAGGTAAAACGGTAGCGAATGCTAACCGTGTGTTGTGGTCGGATATTAACGATGAGACGGATTGGGTATCCGGTCCTACCTCTCAATCTGACTTTCAAGACATACCTGACGGTGGGGACATTCAGGGAGTGCGTGGCGGTGAGTTTGGTCTAGTGTTCCTAGAGAGTGCCATTGTCCGTATGTCTTACATTGGCGCACCTTTATTTTTTCAGTTTGACGCTATCTCCCGCAATTTAGGGTGTTACGAATCACGGTCTATTGTGCAGTATGGACCCACATCGTACTTCCTTGCGGATGATGGATTTTATGCTTGTGACGGGCAAAACATCATACCCATCGGTGCTGAGAAAGTAGACCGATTCTTTTTTGCAGATGCTAACCCGTCTCTTATTAACCAAATGTCTAGCGCTGTTGACCCTGTTAACAGTCTGGTTATTTGGTGCTATGAAAATACTTTTGGTTCTAAGACTCTGCTAATCTATAGCTGGCAAACAAAGAAATGGACGCACGCAACTACAAGCGCAGATTATGTCGCTACGGCTGCTAGTGCCACAATTACGCTTGAGGGCTTGGACGCATACGGCACAATGGATAGCCTAGATACTAGCCTAGACTCTCGCTTGTGGTCGGGCGGTAAAGTTTTATTAACTGGCGCTACCGCAGCTAAAATTATTACCTTTACAGGTCAGCCCAAAACGGCAGATATACAAACCGGAGACTTTCAAGCAGGACCGCAATCTATTGTTAAGTTAGCCCGTCCACAAGTGGACAATGGTTCGGCAGAGGTAGCGGTATTCTCACGAAATAGGCTAGATACAGAAGTTGTATTTGGTTCTACCATTGCGGCAAGCTCAGAAAACCGTGTTTCGCTTAGATCAACAGGCGCATACCATAGGCTAAAACTTGTTCCTACCGGAGCATTGTGGTCTCGTGCGGTAGCAATTGATGTAGACATTACCCCGATAGGTACTCGATAATGTTTAGAGTTTTACCTCCGTTTGGTGGCGATCCACGAGCTACGGCTGAGATTGTCAACGGCATTATGAATGGTAAGACGAATAACACGGGTCTTATTACTTTAGCTACAGGCAATGCCACTACAACCACTATAAATGACGCTAGGATCGGCTCAGACAGCTTAATTATCCTAGTTCCGGTATCTGCTGCTGCCGAGGCAGATTCAGCGCCATACGGCTCGTTTCAGAGCCTTGTAGACCAAACGCCTACAACGGCTAATACAGCATACGCAATAACTTACGATACAACAAACCTTTCTAACGGTGTAAGCGTAGCTAGTAGCTCTAGGGTTACGGTTAAAAACTACGGTATTTACAACTTCCAAACAAGTATCCAGTTTACTAATACAGACTCACAAGCTCATGCGGTTTCTGTTTGGTTTAGAAAGAATGGGTCAGATATTGCAAATAGTAATTCGCAATTAAGTATTCCCGCTAAACACGGATCAATAGATGGAAGCTCTCTGTTTGCAGTTAACTTTTACTTTGAATTACAAGCTAATGATTACATTGAAATGATGTGGTCTACCACTAGCATTACTGTAATCCTTGATTATTTACCGACACAAACAACGCCTACAAGACCCGCTACGCCATCTGTTATCGCAACAATGCAATATGTCGCTCCGTCTGCGTCAACAAATGTATACGTTTCATCACAAACGAATGGAAGTGCAACACTCACTCACTATGCCAATATTACGGCAGATAAAACCTACGGATATGTGGTTATCGGATGAAATATGAATATGTTACGCAGTCCACGATCAAACAGCATTGGGACTTTATTAAGTTTGGACTCAACAAAATCCTACGGAAATCGCCGGAGTGCTGGATGCCGGAAGATGTATATGCCAAAGCGATATATCAGCAAGCGCATATATGGTTGGTTCAATCAGAAAATGGCAATAGTGATGGGTTTTTCA